TGTGTCTGCGGTCTGGTCAACTGTGAATAAGTCAATCCACGCATCATTATCAGCATTACGCATCTTTAAAATATCGTTGCCGGTGTCATACCATAGCTGATAAGCGTATGTGGTAGACGGTGCTGACGCGCCGCTGTTCTGGCTGACAATCGCCGCAAACGCGCTATTCAAATCGGTGCGAAAGTTTGGGAAAGTCTGGTTTGCAATTACATAATCGTGCTGTGACATTTAAAACCCCGTTGCAACATAATCAAACAATCTATCAACTGATGTGCTGCTACTGTTGAAAAACTCTATTGTGAAGCCTGTTGTCGCTTTGTTAGTTATAGCATAAAAATCGCCTGACTGCATATCTCCTACTGATATTGCAACTGACCGCACCTCTTTAAATACTGACGGGAATGTAACAGCCTTGCCGCCAGTGCCGCTTTGAATATCGCTATCGCTCTCTGTGCGGGTCGCCAGTTTTATTTCTGCGGTCAACTCTGTGATGGCTGGTGTTTCATCAGCATTGTCAGTTGTTAGCACTGCGCGGAACCGAAATGCCCTTGCAGTGTAAGAGCCAACAATAAAAGGCCGATAATCTGTATATGTAGGGCTTCCAGCTGGGTCATCCTCTGTGGTGCTTACAAACAAATCAACATCAATGCCATCTGCCGCAGGTGTGCCGGTGTGCTGTGATAACTGTTCAACCTTTACAATCACATCAGCCTGACCGTTATAGACCGCACCCAAATCAATATAATCACTAAAATCATATGTTCCAGTTGCCGCAACAAATCCGCCGCCGCCATCAAATAGGCCAGTTGCATCATCAAAATCACCGGTCGCGCTGTCAAAGTTAATGCTGGTGTCTAATTGTAATTTATTATCAATAGCAACAACATTTGTTTTTGAGCCGGTAAATGCAGTGTGTTCTGATTGCGTATCGCGTAACTGATAACCAAACAGCGCATCAACCAGCGCAACACTGCTATCAGCATTAACAGAAACATTACCGAATTTATCAACCGCTTTGACAAAGTAGGTGCCGGTCTGGGCTGGAACCATAACGCTGTTAGCCGGTCTGCCGACCTTTTTGACAATCGTGTTTGCGTTTGCGTAGGTTGCGCCAGTTGTTAGCGGTGAGTGTCTAATAATGTAATGCGATAAATCGGCATCTGCAACTGCATCCCACGCCAAATAAGCCTGATTGCTTACAATGTTCACGCTAAAGTTTGTTATGTCTGCCGGTGCAGCCGCCTTGCCCACGATAACCCGTTGTGCTGATGTGAATGCAGATTTAACGCCTAATGCAGATATGATACGCGCCCTGACATCATATGTTGCCCCATCCTCAACATCTACAAATTCAAAGCGTGTTGATGACGAAACTCCCAGCGATATATATGTGCTTTCTGTTGATTTCTTTGTTTCAACCTCAAACTGATTTGCGTATGCAGAAGTTGACGCAACATCAGCAATTAAAACAGAAACGGCTTTCTGGTTAAATAACTGAACAGTGTCAGATAAAGTGAGGGTCGGCGCGGTAATATCAAAAGGGTCTGGCAAGTCGGTGTTATCTTGCAAAAAGTCAGCTTCTTCTGCATCCCAATCATAAACAGCGCTATTGTTTTCACGCAAAAACAGATGAACCGCTTGAATAGGTGCGCCATTTTCATCTGACTTTATTGTTAAATTCCATTCAACAACTTGAAACACCTTTTGGTTAAACCCAAACCTTGCAATAGTGACATTAACATTATCTCCGACACTTAAATCGAATGCAGTCATATCGCAGACAAGTTGCAGTGTGACCTGTTGCCGGTTGCGAAAAAGCGCAATCTTTGCCAATCGCTGCGCCATTTTTGATGATGTTGTGTAGGGCAGATTATAATTTAAAAAGCGGCGTTCACTGCCATCTTCCGTTTCAAATGTTGATGATGTTATTGCGGGGTAATCTGCGGCAATATAATTTGTCGATGATGGCGCAAAAATACCTTTGACCGCGTTAAAGTTATCGCGTTTTGAGCGTCTTGTCTGCATACCAATCTGGTCAATAATATTATCTTCTGTAAGCGTGATTGATGGCGCATCGTATTCAGCGACCTTTATAGAAAACTTGCCATTCACATAAGAAATAAACCCGCCGCATGAAGTCACCATTTCTTCTAAAATCTTTTTAGGTGAATTGCTGGCTTGCATTGTGCCGTGAAACTCATAGCGGTTTTCCGTACCGCCACCGGCTAAAGTCACATTCTCATCACAAGCATTTGCGGCTGCGGTGAATGCAGTGTCATTTATTTCTGATGCAGATGCGCCGACACCGTAGGTTGTTTCTGTTAGATAATCACGAATGCACAGAGCAGGGTTTGCAGAAAATGCAGTGCTGGCTGTGCGCGGGTCATAGACCTTTTTGCCTTCAATTAGTGCTGAAATGGTAGGGATGCCATTCGGGAAAGCGTCAATGTCGAAATTAATTCGCGCATAAATATAAGCAATGCCGGAAAGTTTATGGTTTGATGTCCATTTACTACTTTCTGAAACAAGATTGCTTTGCGCTGACTGCCCAGTAGTGCCTAACTTTGTTTTAATTCTTATTTTGTTTGCATATCTTGAGGGTGCCGTAACATTTCCAGAGCCGTTTATTGTGACCGCTACATCATTCACATAAAACGTCAAAAATGAATTAATTTCATGCGTTGCAACTGCAATTACCAAATGCAGTTTCTTGTCATCATCAGTGCTTTCTGCGTGAACCAACAAGCCAGAAACCCTTGTCTTGCCATAGACAAACCGGCGTGGCTGGGTCGGCTGTTTAATCATCTGCGTTCTGCCGGTAACTTCTGATGCAAAATCAGTATAGCTTGGCAGGTCTTGTGCGGCATTTGCTGCCAATGCATTAGACGCACCGGCAGAAGCGATTGTCAAAGCCGCCATTGCGTATTGACCGGTTGCAACGTAAAACGCAGTAGTGACAACCGTTACAGGGTCTTTTAACGCTTCTTTAACGCCGCCAACAAATGAGGAAAACCAACTCATTATTTACCACCCCAGATAAGTTCCTTTTGCTGTAAATCAGCAACAAATTCTAAACCCTTGTCAGTAGGGTAATCAATTTTCTGGTCTTCAGAAGTATATCGGCGTTCACGCGCTATTTCCAAATCAATCAAACGGCTTTCGCCTGATACCGTTATGAAGCTGGTGTCGCCATTCTCTGTAACGCTCATCACATCCATACGGCCTTTGAACAGCACATAAGGCGTATCATTCACCGCGCCGGAACTGTTAAAGGTGCCAAAATAAAGCGTAATATCGCGCCCCTGATATGTCTCAGTTAATGCGGTTGCAATAAGAGATGTTGGAATACCAGAAAGCTGAACACTAATGCCAGCCGCTTTAATCTCGGATGTTTCATCAACTTCTGATATCTTTAGAAAATCAGCCCCGCCAGTGTAAGTGTCACCGTCTATAGTCAAATCACCATAACCGCCCCACAAGCGAATAACACCGCCTGAGAAATCCATCTCAACAGCAAAAAAAGGCTGAATTTCATCAGCCGCTAAAGAATTTGCAAAGTTGGTTCCTAAACTTCTGGTCATAGTGCCTCAATCGCTCCAAAGGTCATTGAGTAAAACCCTGCGCTATTGATTTGCCAATCAGTTGTAGATGTGCTTAACCGGAAGTGACCTTTTGCAGAAGCCACAGTAACGGTGGCACCATCAGCAGGGCTTGAGCGCAAATCAGGCCATATCTGCAAAGTTGCTTCCCCTGACGAGTTTGTATCAACATCATCAAGCACTTTATAAAGCTGTGCGCTTGTTCCTGTGCCGATTTGAACATAATCCCCTGCCTTTAAATATCCTGTTTCAGAAGTTGGTAATCCATCTATTGCAAGCTCGTTGCCTGTTTGTGATGCGCCATTTATAACCGGCGTTCCTGCGGCTGATGATGCTGTGCCTCTTGCTGTTGCGCCATTAGGATCGCCAAGCAAAAACGTACCATAAGGTCCGTATAACTTCATAAAA